AATATTGAAAAATACTACCTTGATTGTTAGAAGAAGTAGGAGTGACAGTTAATCCACTGTCTTGTCTATAAAACGCAAAAATTCTGTTATCACCACCACCATAAGTAGGTGCAGTAGCTGGCACGTATGCAATACCAGGATCACCAGGATCACCGCTTCCAGGATTACCTACTCCGCTATTATCAGCTGCTTGAAAAGCACCAGCGGTAATAGGAGGATATTCAATTATTCTTGTCCATGAATTTAAATATTGATTTACAACACCTATTTCACCACTACCAACACCATCTGGGTGAGAATAATCTTCATCGCTAGTATACTGCAAGCTAAGTGGATATGTTGTTTCACTAGTATGGTTTAATTCTGTGTTATCTAAAAACTCGTCTAAACCTTGATCAACAAATTCTACACCTAAACTAAAAAAAGAGTTTTTTATAATATTATATTGAGGGTCGTCAATTTTTAGTGTTAAATTATAATCTTCATTATACGCATCGTAATTACCTATTAATTGTTTTGTTGATGATAAATTATCTCTAAAGTAGTCACTCATGCCAGCGTCGGATACAGGTGTTAAACCATCCATTGATAATCTAAGTACAGCACCTCTTTGTTTATCTGCAAAATAAGCTCTATAACTATCAGAAGCAAAAGACTCTGGGTTTTTTGATATTCCGTAATCACCAACAAAAGGTGTTGCATCACCTAAAACATTATTACTAGAAACTAACTGAGGATTACCATCAGCGTTAAACAAAGCGTCTTTATTTGAAACTATACTAACTACTTTGTCTTCGCAAAAAGCAACTAAACTAATTCTTCTTTGAAATAATTTTTGTATACTACCATAAGTTGGGTTTAAATCTTTCGTTATTTTTTCTCCAATAACAAATTGATTTAAATTATTTATACTACTATTTGTGTTGTATATTCCAGAATATATTAAACCGTTAGTTCTAGTTTCTTCTTTGTAGGGTTCTTCTAATACAGCTGATACTCTAGCACCGTTAGTAATTTGCATTTGATTAAAATCATCTCTAATTCTATTAGATTCAATACCATTACCAAAAGAAAAGCAGTTATACCAATTTAAACCTATATCGTTACCTATAGACGCTGTTCTAGATATAACAAAACTAGAACCAACATTAGACATAGAAGTTGCTATTTGAGCAGAAGTTAAAAGAGCGCTAGTAGGAGCTATTATTTTAGCTGTAGTGTAACTACCGTCTTGCCTTATAAACTTAACGTTTGAAGTTATTGCTGGTGTTAAAAGACCATTTGAGGAAGATGAAGCTTGCGAATACACTATAGGGTTATTGTTAGAATCTACAGTGTTAAAAGACGGTGATACATTAATAAATAAATTTCCATCAGTATCTTCACTAAAACCTTGTAAAATCACGTCTGTACCTGGGTTACTTTCAGGTTTATCTGTTATTTGTACCTTACAACCGATAGGTGCGTAAAGCTCAGCGTTATCAATAGTTAATCTTGTAGGTAAAGCGTCTGAAGCTTCGTAATAAATATTTAAATCTGTTTTTGTTTCAGGTTCTGTTTCCCAAACAGCGTTACTAGTAGATATAGAATTTTCTGTTATTAAAGAAGAAAACTCTACAAACTCAAACAAAGTATCAGTATCAGCTACTACTCCATTATCTGCATCTACAGGATTAAAACTAGCTGATTGAAAATCTGCTGGATTACCGTTTTCATCTACTATTTCTAAAACATAAACAGTTCTTCTATTATGTGCTTTACCAAAATCTTTTATTTTATTTTCTAAATCTGTTTGCTGTGTACTTAAACTATTATTAGCTGTGGCTTTAGCCCAAGCAACAGCAGCTTCTTCAACACTATCACCTCCTCCAATTACATTTTCACTTAAACCGACTTGATCAGTAAAAGTATTAGGGCCAGTTCCTTTCCAAACATACCTCCTTCTCCAAGGTGTATGGTTGTATAAATATTTAATACTACAAGATTTTATAGTGTAAATAGTATTGCTAGTATCTGCAGAAAATTTAAATTTGCTATTTGTTTTTGTTAAGTTTTGTATAAATTTAAAAACTTTATCTTTTTGTGCTTGTGTTAAATTTTTAGATTTTACAGGGTCCCACTGATCATCATGTATGGTTTGATAATTAGAGTCATAACCTATGTTTAAGTTAGAAGTGTTAGTAGTAGAAGTTTCACATTCTATTATTCTAGGCTCATGTCTACGAGAATTAATTGGTGCATCTTTAAATTCAGAATAATCATCGTCAATATCAAAAGGTGACTTTGTAAATATACCACCACCATGTATACCTTGTAAATAAGCACCTATACAATTTTGTCCCTTTATTTCTGCGTTGCTTAAATCAAAATTATTTTCATCAGCTATTAAATCACTACCTGGAGCTAAAAAAGATAAATGCATTATAGTTTTACCTTCACTACCAGGCTCACCATAAGGAGCAAAATCTGCGTCAAACTCACGTTCGTTGTATAATCTACCACCTTTACCTCTCCAAATTCTACCACCGTTAGTATGCTCGCTATTAGTTATTACTATACCATCTAAACCATTAACTATATCATCAGTATTTATTGTTCCAGTAATTGAAAAAGGATAACTAAATCCTATTCTACCATTTGATGTTGTACTAACATCACCTATCTCTACGTGATTTGTTTGTATAAAATTAGATAAAGAGTAAGGTGAAGAATAGTTATAATTAGAATTACTAGGAATAACATAAGGTGGTTCTAAAGTTTTAACAACTAAATAACTTTTATAAGTTGCTCCATAAAAAAATGTAGGTCCATGATTTATATAATAATAACCACCAGCGCTTTGCGCGTCTTTGTCATAAGGAGCCCACCTGTACCTAGGAGCAGTAGGTGATCCAGAATATACTCCAACTGGACCTGTTATTGAGCTTACCGTAACACTATAAGACTTTGCTTGTCCACCAGGGTTTTCAGGTATTCCTGTGACTGTCATAGGATTTGAACTAGATCCATCTATATAAGCATAATCAAAATAATTTTTAGTTATATCAGGAGCTTTCGAAGCGTTACTTCCTGGGTAGTTAGGATGTACAATGCCAAAATTACTAGGATTAGTATTACTAAGATTTTTTACAGGATTTGATATAGGTTGAATTAAATCGTCAGTCCATATTGGATCACCATAGTTCATACCTATAGTTTGACCCGTAGTGGTGTTAAAAAGAGTGCTACCTGCACCAGTCATACCTCTCATAATATCTACAGCGTCACTAGCTTTTGATCTAGTATCACCGTGAGTGTTACCAGCGCAAAAATACATACTATCAATAAAAAAACCTTTATAAGCGCTAGCTAAATTAGCCCAAGATGTAGCGTCTGTTGTAACCCCACTACTTAAATCTACACCATTAACAGTAGCAGTAGATGGTGTACCTATACCGTCATGATTTATTAAAACCTCACTTTGTTTATCTCCAGCAGTATCACTTATTTTATTACACCACCATCTAATATTTTGAGTTAAAAAAGCAGTTGCACTACTAGACACTTGTTCTAAAACACCTCTTATTTCACTTGTTAAATTATTAGAACTTATTTTTACAAAATATCTACCAGAAAACATATCTAAATCTCTAGGTTCTTTTCTTGATATTTGAAAAATAACATTAGTATCAATAATTCCAGCGGCGTCTTTAGCTAAATTAGCATCATCTGAGGCTATAACTTCTTTTAATTTTATTTTATAATTACCATTATCAGATCGAACATCTTTTACTCTATATTTTTTTGAAAACACACCTCCATTAGTCCACTCTACAAACATATCTTGCTCTAACGTAGAATTATCATCTTGTTTTATTGTAGCGCCGTTGTTATTATCATGCCAAGTACTTTCATCAATAATTAAAGTGTCTGTTGTTGATATAATGTCACTACCAGTTGCAAACAAATTAGTACTAACGTCTGTACCAGTAACAGAGCCTAAATTATGAAAATCAAAACGTATAGAATCAGGAGCTTCATTTTTTATATCTATAACTTTAAATCTATTATTAAAAGCTACTTGACCTGATCTACCAAATATTTTCTTTAAAACTATATGATCTTCTATTTTTAATTTATTTCTATCTGTAGAAAAAAATGAAATCCAAACATGTTCAGAAAGTGTATTTCTATCAATATCATCTTGAGATGAAGGTATAAATAACTTATCCATTAATAAGTTATAATACTCTGTAGAAGTTTCTTTTATATAAAATTTAAAATAACTAGCCCACGTAGGAAAATTAGTAGCTATACTAGCTCTTAATGCTAAAGATCTACTAGCGTTTAAATCATTACTATCATCTTTCCATGGTATTTTTATAGATGAATCTGCAGAAGTAAATACAGGTGTTTCTCTACCATATTTATCTCCAAAAACTACACCTAGTTGATAATCTTTTAAAGATTTTAAACTTTTTAAAGGTGAGTCGTAACTAGTTTGATTGTTAATTCTATCTTGATAATAACCAGATAATAAAACATCATATTCATTGAAACCACCTACTTCATTTATATTATAGTTTTGAGTGTAGTTAGCATAAACTAATCTATTACCAGTTATTTCTTGAGCAATAGCTTTTCTAGGTACAGCATCAAACACTCTAATAAATTGATTTTCTGGTAAAGCCGCGTATATATTTTCTGTTTTAATAGTATATTTTCCAGTAAAAAAAGAATTACCTCCGCTATAATCTTGATTTAACCAATCACTACTATCTTTTTTTATTTTTGTAATCGAATATATAACAGGTGAATCTTCTTGTTTATATAGTATTTCTACTTCAACAACATCGCTTGGAGTGTCTGGACAAACAAAATTATGTATATCAATACTATCAATTCTGTTTAACATTGACTTGTTAAAAGGCTCTTTAGAAGTATAAGAAGTTTCATTTGTTAAAAAAGAATCTTCTTCTTTTACGTATTGAGGATTAAAAACAACTTCTGAAAAAGGACCGAAAGCTGAATACTCACCATCTTCATATTTATATCTGTAAGCAAACCTTGAAAATGTTTTTTCAAACAAAAAAGCTTTTTTATTGTAAGGACTGTCTGTTTCTGTATAGTTAGTTACTACAACTGGTGATTTAGTAGGTTTCTTTTTAATTACTGTTATATTTTCTTCTTTAATATCTACACCAGTATTTACACCGTTAACAACTAGTTTTGTATGATCTGTACCGTTTTGATTAGTACCAGCTTTACATCTTTCTATATTTATTTTTTTAGGTTCACCTTCACCATCAGTCCAAAAAAGTAAATCATTAATTATATTAATACCTGTTATTATTTTATTAGGAAAATTTAAAACAGGTTCGTCTGTATTTGCTTTTAAATCTACAAAAATATAACTAGACGTATTATTGTTTTGATCGTATTCAATTATCTCATTAATACCACTGTTTGATTTAATATTAAACCAATATATTTTATTTGTTTTTTCATTTGATATACTACCAACACAAACACCTCCACCTAAATTAGATATTTTTTTATTACCTAATATAGTTTGAACTGTACCTACATCTGCTTCTTCAGACGTAGATATATTTATATTCAAAGCATCTCTGTATTCTCCTTTAGGTATAATTCTTTCATCAAGGTCTTTATTCATACGACCTTTTAGAAAAGTGTTTTTAATCTCTGGCATATTAATGTTTTATATGTTTTGATTTACCTCTAAATATTTGTGTTATTTCTTCTAATTTAATATTAGACAATCTTAACTTTGCTTGTCTTATAGCAGCTCTTTTTTCTTTTTTATACAAAGGCGCAACTGCTAAACCGTATGTAGATGTTGATAAAATAGCATAAGCTATACTTTTATACATAGCCTCTTCAGCAAATTTATGAACTTGCATTTCTGCATTTGTACCTAAACCGTCACTAATATAGTCTAATATTATTGTTTGTCCACTTAAAACAGAAGAAAAGTATATTAAACCTTTTAAGTTATCTATATAATAAGATCCGTTTACTTGGGCATATTGACCGTCTAAACCATATCTTTCACCTTCGTTAGGCCAATAAACATTATTTTCATAATCTTGATAGTCATTTATTGTGTGCTCAGACTCAGTGTGACTTTTATATTTATTCCAAGTTCTAGAATTACCGTCTTTATTTTCTTTTAATAAAGTTCTAGCAGGAGCTGATGTACTTAAATTTATTTTATCTATTTTGTTTTCTCTAAAAGTATGATTAGAGCCTGTTGCAGCTAATGAAGTAGCAGGTAAAATTTCAAGAGTACCACCACTAGAACCTTGCGTTGTTTCTGTTACAGCAGTGTCTTCCCACTTAGCTTGACTTGTTATATAGACCCAAACTTCACTATGTTGAGATACGTCTATATCTTCAAGAACTTTTTCGCCAACCTCGCCTTTAGTAGCATCAGTAGGATCTGTAGCCCACTCTAAAAAACCTAAATCAAAAACATCTGTTCTAATGTTTGGTGATTGAACTTTTGGATGTAAAGGGTTTACATTTGTAGGTGTAACTGTTCTAGTTACTCCATCTGTTCCTACAAAAGTAAAATCAGTGTTTGGATTTAAAGATGTAATACCTATACGTAAAATACCAGGTTCAGCTAAAATAGTACTTGCGCTATCTAAAAGTCGATCTGAAACTTCACCTGTAGCTGTTAAATCTAAAGTTTCATATTCTGAAACATCTACTCTTTGAAAACAACCATAAGCTTTAGAAAAAGTTACACCACCCGAGGTTTCATTCCACAAGTGTGAAAAAACTAACTCTTCATTGTCTAATTCTATTTTATCAAATATTCTTTGATAATAATATTTAGTTTCAGCAGTGTTTTGAAAAATACTGTTCCAAGCACCACTATTAGACGCTGGTGATACGTTCCAAGTATCAGTTAAATTAGAGTCAAAATCACCGTTTAATACTAAGTTTGCACCACTAAAAAAAGAATAACTAAGGTCATCGTTTTGCCTAATAGCAAAAGGATTAGATGTTTTAGGAGTTGGATATAAAATTCTTTTTATACCTGAGTCATCACTAAAACTAATTTTTACATAATTAACATAATCGTGAGGAAGTATCATTGTAAGACTAGGTGGTAAAACTATTTCTTGAGATTTTATAGATTTAAAAGTATCAAAAGATAATTCTTGTAAAGCTCTTTGTGCGTGAAACGCAACGTCAGCTCTTTGTATTTTAGGTATTATTTTATTTTCACCAACGTAAGAAACTAAAAAATTATTTATTATATCGTTTAACGAAGTAAACTGATAATTACCATAATAATCACTTTCATAATAAGTTTGTTGAGATCCTTGAAATAAAGCCATTTAATTAAGATTTTTGTTGTTGAATAGTTTTAACTTCTTCTTGGTTAGCAAATTGAGTTACATTGTAATCTTTAATTGTTATACCAGCTAGCTGCAATATTTTTATAACTAATTTTTTTTGTTCAGAAGCATGTAAAGTAAAGTCCATGTGATCTGCAGCGTTAGAATTATATAAAGGTTTTTCATTTACTGCTATGTAAGTCCAATTAGGTTTAGGTGGCTTATTAATATAATCAATTTTTGCACTAGCTGTACTACCACTAAAGCCTGGGTAAAACTTTAATCTTACAGTAGAGTTTGCGCGAGTACTGTATTGACCACTATTATAAATAGTATAGACAGGTCTATCAAAAGTAGGTTTAGCTAAAGGTGAAGATAAATATTTTGTTAATTCATTTGAAGATAATTTTTCAGCTTCTACAAAATCTGCAAAATTTGTATATTTTACTCTTACACTTAGTATTTTATAATAATCAGTAAATTGATTCATTAAAACTTCATCGCTAGAATAAGAAATAGCAGTGTTAACATCTGATTTATGAAAAATAGATATTTTTTCTTCTAATATATCATCGTGATCTGCTGTGTTTGTACTATTACCAGGTATTCTTCTAACTTGATTTAAGTCATAAAAATACTGTTCAAAAATATCCATTTGCGCTTGATCAGCAAATAAATTAAATTCTTGCGGTGTTATATAACCTCTTTGTTCTTTATTAGCTACCGCTAAAACTGTTTGATATACTTTGTTTATACTTACCATATTTTTTTATTATAGTATTGTAACCACCCCGAAGAGTGGTTACTCTACTAAGGTTGTTACGAATTTAATCGTTTTTCTATATTCGCATATATCTCCATACCTTCATCAGTTTTAAACCAATGAGCAAGAGCAGTATACGGGTGTTCATCAAAAGGAACTGTCATTATAGGTCTATTATTAGAAGCCCATAAAAACTTTCTTTGATCTGGTGTTAACTTAATAATTTTAAGTTCAACAGCTTTAATACCAAAGTTTCTAAGCTGAACATTATCATCTGAAGCTAATTCTAAGAATAAAGCAGGGTTGTTTCTAGCAAATATTAACAAATCTCTTTTAAGTTCTTTAGAACTCATCTTAGACACTTTAGAACCAAGCTCTACACGCATTATAGCTTCAGCAAGCTCAAGTTCCATATCTCTAGCTATAACTATTGCATCAGCTTCTAACTCTAATATTTCTATTTCATTAGCAGCTTCAACTTCAGGTTTTTCTTCGTAAAATAAAATATCTTTATCAGGGTGATATAGTGAAAGTAATTTTTGTAAAACAACTTTTTCTTTTTCAATAATTAACATACCATTTCTAAAAATAATATGGTCTAATCTTTGATCACCTTTCATTTCATCAACAAAACAAGTTTTTTGATTTACACAGTATTTTAATTCTCTTTCATAACCTGCACTTTCATCAAACCAATACATGTTTGCTGATCTAATAGATCTTGATAAAGGCTTTTTTTCGCCTTTTAATCTATATATTCTATCTTTTATTTCCCAACCGTCTGTTGATTTTTTATAAGTTGGTCCAGTTCTTTTTGGTTTTGGAGTTTCAACAACTGGTGTTTCAACTACCTGTGGAGTTTCTTCAACTTCCACTTTTGTTTTCTTTTTTGCCATAATATAATATATAATAAAATTAATAAAATAAAGCCGAGGCCGAAGCCTCGACTTTTAAATAATGATTTACTTCATTAACATAAAGTTGTTAGCACCTTGTACTACTAAACATCTTTCAGTTAACATGTGTAATTGCATTGCATCAAGTGCAGATGTAGAAGCACCAACAGAACCAGTAACCCAAGTTTTCATTCTTCGGTTATCAGTAGCTGAAGCTCTAAATCTTACGTGTAAGAAAGGTCTCTTTAAGTTTCTTCCTAAAGCTTGATCGTAAACAGAAGATACACCAGCTGGTATAATAACACCTCTGATAGCTGCGCTACCCGCTCTGTCATTAATACCACCTCTTGTAGCTTTATCGTTTAAGTATCTGAAGTCAGACTTATAGAAGTCATAAGAACCTCTTCTAAATCCTGAGAAACCTAAGTTTAACGCCATATCTTCAGAGTTGTTAAATACACCGTAAGATGTACCACCAGCCCCGTAAGAGTTCATTGAAGCTAACATATCGTCAAAAGCAAGAGACGTAGCTCTGTTTACGAATAACATGTTTTCTTCAATAGCACCTTGCTTGTCAAACTCAGCTAAGATCGCGTCGAACTCAGCTAAATCAGTAGCAGCGTTAACACCAGTTACACCAGAAGTAACGTTACCCCTTGACTCGATAGCAGCAAATAAACCTTCAGTACCAGCTCCATCAAGACCAGCGTCAGCAGCACCTCTGATTTGTTTATTAGCAAAACCAATGGCAGAGTTAGCAACTGTTTTCTCAGCTTCTATCATAGCCATTTCTAAGTAATCTGTAAATCTAGATCTTGTATCAGCTTCTGCTTTTAAGTACCATAAGTAACCTGATTGTCCACCTTCTCCAGATATTTCAACCCAACCAATTCTTGAAGCATCAGATCCTGAAACTTCGTAATAATCTTTCATGATTATTGGCTTGTTGTTATACTGCTTAAACTGTGGCTCTAAAGCTGTTCTTCTGTCAGAGTTGTGAGTACCAGTAATATCAGAGTAAGACTGACCTTTACCAAACTCAGAACCTATAACTAATAAAGTTGCAGTTCCATCAGAAAGACCAGCAGCAGATAAAGTTGCTTCTGCATAAGGCTCAAGAGAAACTACAGCAGACTCAGGAGTTTCAACAACTAAAGCTTTAACTACAACACCAGCTTGTGCTATTAAAACCATATCGTTAACTCTTATACCATGAGTAGTTGTGATTGCGTTTGAATCAATATCAGTTTGTACTGTAAAAGTACCGTTAGTATCACCAGTAGCAACGATTGTTCCAACGTATGATAAGTGTAATCTTGACTGCTCAGACCAAATAACTTGATCAGATGTCATAGACTCTTCTGCTCCAACTTGTGATAAGAAACCAGAAATTGTTCTAGGTCCGAAAACCTCAGCTTCTTTCTCCATTAAGTCAGGCAGGTATTGTTGAGCCCAACCTGCGGTGTCAGTGCTCGTAAAATCAATATAATTTGAAGCAAGAGTCTGCTGTTGTGGAGCAGGCACCTTGTTCAAAAGATTTCCATTTGTAATTGCCATTTTTTAAATTTTAAATTTGTTATTTATTGTTTTTAATTTTAAACTTAAAATCAGAAGAATTATCGCCTAGTACTTTTACTTTTATTCCACCCGCTTCTATTTCACCATGACTTTGCCTTGGTTTCATATCTACATTTTTAGATTTAGCAACACTATTTTTTATAGCGTCAGCTTTACCTTGCTCATAAAAGTGTCTAGCAACAGCATCCGCGTTCATCGCTGTAAATAAAGATTTGTGATAACCCACAGCATCTGATAATGTAGAATTTTTATCTAAAAACTTTTTAGTAAAATTATTTATATCGCTTTGAGTTTGTTTTACTTCATTAACATTGTTAACATTAAACCTATATTTTTTATCACCGACGTTGTATTCAAAACCTTTGAACTTGTCGTTAAAAACTTGATTAGTTTTTTGTGTAAAAACATTAGAGTTTCTTTCAACTGTTTTTTTATTCTCTTCCGACTCTTTGTTATATCTATTAAAAAAATCCCAAGCTTTTTGTTGTTCAGGTGTAAGCCTTGAACCAGCTTTAATTTCTTCATAGTATTTAGACTTTTGCCCGTCTAAGTAGGCTTTAGCGCTGGCAACTTGCTCTTTAAACGCTAATTTTTTTCTTTTTATTTCTCTTTCAGTATCTTCTTCTTCGTCTACTGAAAACGTATCTTCCATTAAAAAACTAATCTCTTCGTCTGTAAGATGTTTTTTAGTTTGCTTATAATATTCTCTTAACAAGCTATTGTCATCGTAACTAGAGTAATCTTGATTTAACCTGACATAATCTTCAACAGTACCACCAGTTTCTTCCATGAAGTCAACTAGTTTTTGTATATTGTCTGGTAATTTTTTACCTGTTTTTTGAGCTTCAACTATAGCTTCTTTAGTTTCTGCAACTAATTCTTCTGCTTGCTCTTCAACTTTTTCGTCTGTTACTTCTTCAAGAGTGGGTTGTTCATCTTGAACGGAGCTGGTGACTTCTTCTCCGGTAGGTTTTTCATCTGTTGCTTCGACGTTTTCTTCGAGTACTTTTTCGCTAGTCTCGGGTTCGTCGCGTACAGGAACCTCATCTGTGCTTTGCTCTCGAACGGCATTTTCTTCTTTTTTTGGTGGGTTATTTAAATCTACTTTTGCAACGCTGTCATCGTCAGCGCTTTTAAATTTTGTTTCTTCAACTGCTTGCACAGTTTCTTGAGTAGTTTCCTCAACTACGTTTTCTTTATTTTCTTCCATAATATAATATAATAATAATTAATAAATCTATCTAGGTTCAAAAGACTCTAAATTAAAGCCGCCTCCCATTATATCATTACCTGCAGATTCAAAGTTTTTAGGTGGTTTACCTGTTTTTCTTTGATCTATAAGCTCACTTTGTTGAGTAGCTTGAATTTTAGTTCTTTCGTCTTTTCTATCTTCTTTTTCTTTTTCTCTATTTTTCATACCTTGAGTTTCAACTCCTTTTAACTGCATGTTGTACTGAAACTCTAAGTTCATTAACTGCTTTTTAAGCTCTGCTTCAGCTATCATTTTTTGACTTTCAAGTTGAGCTTTAGTTTGTTCTAATGTAATTTTTGATTGTGTTAACGCTTGTTCTTTTTGAACTTCTATTTGAGCAGCTACTTGTGCTGCTTGAGAGTTAGACTGTGATTGAGCTTGTATGTTTTCAAGCTGTACTCTTCTATCGTTTTCAAGCTTTTTATTTCTACGTATTTTTAAAAGCTGATTAGCGAGTTTTATATTTTTTATTTCTCTAATATCAATAGCATCTTCAAGCTCTATATTTTTTTGTTGTAAAGCCATTTGTATGTTATTTTCTAATCTAGCTCTTTCTTCTTCGTCTGGTTGTAATTCTATAAATATACCAAAGTCATATAAATACAAGCTAGCCATTTCTTCTAATGTAGCAACATTATGAGAACCTACAGTTTCTATAAAAGCTTCTTTTGTTGGTGAATATTCTAATATATCAGATATTCTAAGTGATAGCTTTTCAGCTGTTTCTGCAGTTAAAAATAAACCTGAATCTAATATATGTCTAGTAGCTGTATTACTATTTGCAGCTGCTAATTTTTGTATACCAACTAAAGCGTTTTTATCTGGTGTACTACCATCTCTTGCTTCATTAAGTCCAGTTACATCTCTAATCATTTGTAAGTAATAATTATAAGTTGTAATTAAACTTTGCATTTTAGCACCACCATTGCTAGAGTTTATTTCTTGTATTGGTACTTTACCAGGATTTATATCACCGTCTTGCGTAAACGATCTACCAATAACACTACCTGTTTGAAAAAACATGTTTAAGGCTTCTTGTGGATTATAGTTTGTGCCATTACCTAAGTCTATTTCAGCTAGACCATCAGCATCAAGATACACACCGTCTGGTATTAACCTAGACATAACTTGCTGCAGTTTTAAATGCGTAAGCTGTATCATATCAGCAAATCCAGTAATACGTTTAACTAAACTTTCTATTTTACCGTTATACATACGTGGCGCTACTATAGAGTAATTCATTTTTACTTTAGTATAGTTACTTTTTGGTCGCATCATGTTTTTAGCCATTTCCCATCTAAGTAATCTATCAGTACCTAGTATTAAAGCGCCTTCATATAAAACCTCTATAGATCTTAATAATTTAGAATAATCACCTTGCTTATCATTAGGTGGGTTAAAAGTATCATCTTTTTCTATAACTTTATCAGCACCCGTACCTGTTTCTTTTACTTTGTAAACTTCGTTCATATAAGTTTTATAATTAAAATATAAAACTTGTATTTTATTTGTATCTTCTTTATCAGAATTATATCTGCTTCTATTACTGTTTCTATAATAAGATTTATTACTCATTATATCTTGTAAATCTTCTTCTTCTAAAAACGGAAATTCTTTAGCAAGCTCGTTAACAGGTATAGATTTAACTTCACCAACATAATATATATCATCAAAATAAGGTGAGTCTGTGTAAGAGTAAACTAAATCTACAGGATCTACATATTTTATAGTAACACCTTCAGATGTGTTAAAATCAGTTTTTACAGCACCAATACCTAACACAGCTAAATCATAATAAAATCTTTTTTGTATTAAGTCGTAATTATTACCTTCAAATAAAGTATTTATTGCTTGTTCTTCTGCAAGTTCTATAGCTTGCTTATAACTTAACTGCATGTGTACCTGTAACTCTTCTGTAGTTTCAGGTAAATCAACATCAGTAACTTCTCTAGTAGACATACCAAAAAACTCTTCGTTTTCTTGATCAAAATCTTTTAACTCCATGTCTGTTAATAACGACTCCATGTAGTTTGTTCTTTGACTTATGCCGTTTGGTGATTGTGAGTATGCTTTTATATCATACATCCTGTTTGACATACCATTAACAACTATATCAACAAACTTTGATATTATAGGTACTGGTGTCCAGTCTAAATTTAAATAAGATAAATCACCGTTTATAGATAATTCATCTTTATATTTTTGTATTGATTGTTCTCCTCTTGCATATAATCTTAAATTATGAAAATCGTTATAGTTGTTTCTATATCTATTATTATTGTGATCATCATTAAACCACTCTGTTTCTATAGCTTTAGCAACTTTTAAACCATAATCATAGCTAAGTTTCTCAGCATCACTAACTGTTTGTTTTGGAAAATAACTGTTAGAATATCCCATATTTACTTTATTATTTGTGAAGTGTTACCAGTGTTTCTATATTTAGAAATACTTATATTTAATTTTGTTTTTTCTTTTACAGCGTTAGGCGTATATAAATTTTTATTACAAGCCATAACAGCTAAACCGCTACTAATAGTAGCATCATATTTTGTTCTTTTTGTTATATCAAATCTTGACCAATCATTTAAAGTTCTATTAAAATATATATTACCATAATTACCATCACCTAAATTACCAACATGTTGTTGAATATACATTTCAATAGCCGCTGCGTGAGCTTGTTTTATATCTTCGCTAGTATTAGGTATACCACCTATTTCTTTTTCTGCTGTAGATAATTTATTCCAAACTTTATCAGGTCTGTTCATACTATAACCTCTATAACCTCGACGCCTTAAATAATATAATAGTCTTGGTTTATTGTTCTCTGCAAGTATTGGCATACCATAAAACACTAAAGCCATTAACACATCTTCAAAAAATATTTCAGCTGTTTGTGGTCTAGCTATATATTCTAAGAAAAAATGATTTGGCGGCGCGTCTTCCATACTAAATTTAGTTAAACCGTGTAAAGCACCTTTTGAGCCTTTACCATCTACAGTACCGCTAATGTCGTAGCTATCGCAGCCAAAAGCGCCCATATAATCGTTGCCAGGGTATTTGCTTCCATTTTTTAATATAATTTTATTTTGTAAACGATTTGGTGGTACCCAGCTAATATGAAACCTACCTTTTGGATCTGGATAAAATATAACTTTAGTATCTTTTACACCGTTAATCCACTGAAAGTTACCTACACTTACAGCACCTTTTGTTTCTTCGTTATAATCTATTTGTTCGTATATTTTAACTAAATTAAATATACTATTTTTTGCTTCATCTCTAAACGCGTGTTCTTCAGTTCTTGGAAACTGTCTGTAAAACTCATTTAAAGCATCTTGATCGTTTTTTAAACCATCAGCTTCGTTTTGCCAATGATCTATAATGCCATAATCTATTAATTCACCGTCTGGTCCGTATACATCATTGTCTGGATTATTAAAGACTGGACGTCCGTATTCATCAATAAATCCTTCGTAGTTCCACTCCATTGGGATAAAGAGAGAATAAAGCCCAGACTTTGTTTGTCCATTACGGTTTCGTCTATTAACATCTGAATCATTGTATAGTTTTTTAAAGTTACCACCTCCTTTATCAAGAGCGTTGCTGGTACTACCCATCATACATTTACCTACTATTCTACTACCAAGTCGTAAACAAGTTTTTGTTACACGCCAATTATTTAATATATTATCAGGTCTTTCCCACTTACCGCTTTCGTCGTGTACTAATAAGTTTAACTTTTCACCGTCGTAACTATTGTCACCAGTATTTTTCCAGTCTATAGTTGTGTCTAATCCTTGTAAGTCTTCTTGTTTTTCGTTCGCAGTAATTTTTCTACGAGTAAACTTACTCGCAGGTACACGGTAAGCAAGTTCAGACTTAGGTCTATCCATACCATCTTGTATCGGTTTAAAGAAAAACGGATAGTTAACAGATATTGGTACAACTTTGTCTGTGAACATTTTCTTTGCATCGGCTCCACTTTTTGATAATATACCATATCTACTATCACTTGATATAGTAGCTAAGTTAACTGTTTCAGCTGATGACATAAACGAAAAACCAGATCGTCTATTTTTTAAGTAGCACATACCATAACATCTTTTATCAGCTTTGCATGCTTCCCAAAATATATAGAATAATCTATTAGCTTCTCTAAAATCAGGTGCACCTACATCTATTTTACTCCATTGTAAATACAT